GCATCAAACCACCAATAACCACATTGTCTTTAAATCTATCGTTTTCGATAGTAACCATTGTGATTTCTGGATGGTCTACTGCCTTTACAGGCTCCCAACCTTGACGAAGTTTTGAGGAAACATTAGTGGCATCGACTTGCCCTTGAGTAGCGACTCGAACCCAGTGAAATTCATAACCCGGCTCAGGATTCGGTGCTGGTAGCACCTCTGGTCTCTGCCAAGCCTTACGTTGAGTTGTTTTTTCACGAGTTTCATGCTCTCGATTGATGCGATTCTCAGCCATTAGTTTTTCCCCATATCAATTGCAACCTGTTTGGCGTATTGTTCCGGCTTCAGTCCAAGTCTCTTAGCAAGATTTAATTGTGTTTGCGTTAACCTAATTTTCTTAGGTGCTGTGCTCCGCGTCGCGGGGGCAACCACATTAGCTTGCCTTTGAGGTTGTTGGACCTCCTCAGAATCGGGGAACACTTGCCGCATACGAGTGTTAATCCGCTCGTAGTAATCATCACTTTGAGGACTTACGCCCTCTCTGACAAGTCTATTATGCAGCCCCAACGCAAAACTTGTCATTTCTTCGTCTACCTCGAACCAAGGATTCTCTTGTTTCCAAGATACAGCCTTTTGATCGACTTGAACCTGTGTTGGAGCGGGTTCTACATTACTTTGTACAGGGGTTTCTTCTTCCTGTAAAGAAGGCAACCTGAAGTTGTTTAATTTTTCTGCGCGTAATTTAACATTTGTTAATGCTTCTTGCGCTTCAACAACCGCATCTGAGTCCCCCGACTCGTAAGCCTCTTTATACGCTCTTTTAGCTACTGCTAGATCATTATCTGTATTTCGTTTTGCTTGTTCAAGCAAAGCAGTTTGGTTCTTACCCACAGTACCTTTTAGTGTTTTATTTTCGTCTAAAAGTTTTTGCGTCAGTGCTTCAAGTTCTTGACGTTCGCGGAGTGCTTCTTCTTTCGCACGGCGTTCATCATGGTACCCCTTACTGAAATGCTGGATTCTTTTACGAACTTTATCAGAATAGTCTTCAAGTTCTTCATCAGTAACGTCAGCTGGTGGCTCAGACGGCTTACGCCCTCTGTCAGCTTTTGGTGTATCATCGACAACTTCAATTTCAAAGTTATCCTCAGATTCATCAGCAGGAGGAACGCGTTTACCCTCAGCAGCTGCTGCTTTTGCTTTCTTTCCACCCACATCGACTTCAATTTCGCTAGAAGGTTCGATTTCAATGTCTGGCTTTGGGTTGTTGTTTTCTTCATCGGGAAACTCAAACTCTACTTTTTGGAACGGCATTGTATACTCCTTATGCGCTACAGATGCCACGAGGATCAGGTATAACTGCCTCGATGGAATCATCATTCATCAAACGGAACTCTTTGCCATTAACTTTAAACCTAGTTCCGGTGTTCATACGGAACATCACGTAATCCCCGGCTTTACACCAAGGACCATCGGGATAACGGTCTGTGTCTTTGTAGGCATCTTTACCCATATCTATGACTACGCCCATAATAGACGTAATATATTCACGGTGTTTTTCAGAATCAGTTTTAAGGAGTGTGCTACCTTCGTAATAATCACTTACATCTGGCAAAGCCACGAGTATTCTATATCCTGCGGGTTTAGGAAGTTGAGCTTCCCAATCTGCATCAGTTATCTTCTGAGCTGCTTCAGTCATCATCTTCATCCATAAAGTTGCGCGAGAGGTCTTCTACGTAATTATAACAAGCATCGAGACCTCGAATTAAGCCTGTTATTTCCTTGTACTGGGCGAAGTCTTTTGCTCCTCCCCCTCCAAGAAACTGTAGTGCTGAAGATTTATCTTCGTTAAGTTTATCTTTAAGCACGTCAAAGACGGTTTTAGCCATTACTTCTTCCTATTTCTCTCCAGAATATTTAGAACTTCAAGATCAGTTTTGTTCTGTGCAGCGCGAGTTTCCGCACGTAGTTTGACTCCCGCTTTCTTAGCATCAATACCAACTTCTAGTTTTTCAAGTTCAATACGTTGCTCTTCAAGCTGCGCGTCCACCATGTCTTTGGTGAGTTTGCGTTTCTGCTCTTCTTGTTTAATCTGAGCATCAACCTGATCTTTAGCTGCTTTACGCTGTACTTCTTGCGCTTTAACCTGCAATTCTTGTTGCTGAAGCTGGAACATTGGGTCTTGTTGCTGTTGTTGTGCAGCCTGTTGCGCAGCTTGCTGTTGGTTTGCCTGTGTAAGTTGTTGCCCCGCATCAGCTACAAGACGAGACAGGTTAACTTCAATCTCTTCCGGCAACTCCTCACCCGGAGGTGGCAACTCAACTCCAAGACGTTCTTCAATTTGTTTACGATACTTAAACCCAAGGTGTTCTGCGATATGCGCCTGTAGTGACGCCATAATTTGTTGCGCTTGTGGGTTTTGCCCAATCATCTGGGCGACTTGTGGGTCTTGCATGAACGCCATGTGCGTAGCAATATGCGCATCTTGATCTTGGTATATAAAGGCTCTGACGGGTTTACCAACCAGTGCCGCCATGTTTTCACTAACTGGGTCAGTTGGGTTGACATCATCGGTCGTTGGTACAAGTTTGTCAGCGTTCTTGACCCCTAATACTTCGATCATTTGCCGGTGTAACTGTGGTAGATCATAGATTTGCGGGGCAGACTGAGCCATCTGTAGTACTGCTTGGTACTGAACCACTCGCTGCGCCATAGTAGAACTGTTAGGATCACTAACAGGAATCACATCTACCATCATATAGTCTTCTTGCCGTGCGGTAACTTCCCCGCGCACAGGCTTATAGTCATACTCTAACGAGGCGTACTCAGCCATTAACGCTTTGAGCATCTTAAATTCTTGCTTCATAGCGTAGTGAACACGAGCCTGAACAGCTGCCATTGGCTTCAATGTACGCTCTAATAGCGCCAAAGTTGTGCCCACAGGAGCATTAGCAGACATATCAGAGACGTTCATATCGCTGATAGCGCCCAGCCTGCGACCCTCAGTTGTAATCTGATTCAAAAGGGCAAGAAGAGTTTGACTAGGCTCTTTGTATGGGAGGGGCATAATATTGTCGCGGATAGACCCTGACGGTACGTCAACATCTTTCCACTCACCGGGTTCAATCGGTGTATCATCACCCTTGATGCGCAATCCACGAGACTTCAGACCACCCGGAAGATTAGATAGTGTGCCTGCATCCACAAGCTGACGGATCAGAGATGTACCCGCGCGTGCGTACCCGCCAATGATATGGATCAGTCCAAGTCCGTAGAACCCAAATCCCGGCACATATACGTAATGCACGAAGTGCTGGCGCTTCAACATAAGCGGATCGTCTGGGTTCCAGTTACGGCGGATAGACAAAACTTCGCTAGTGCCACGCTCAATAGTAACTACGTAAGGTTTAGCGATCTCGTCTTCATCTTCATCAACGCCGTCAATGATAAGGTCTGCATGAACTTCATAGACCGAATAACGGTCATCATCAGTCAAGGAGAACCCACCTTCTTCTGCTTTACGTTTTTCTATATCGCTATGGTAAGGCTGTGGCTCTCCAAGGTCTACATCCCGATAGAACCCAGCTACCTGTAGCTTTTTGAGTTCGTTCTTTGTACGCCGCATCACATGAGTTACACGCTCGGCTGTCTCAATATGGCTAGCGCCATACGGGATAATTACATCTTCTGCGGGTATATAGATAGCTACCTGACGCCCTAGATTAGGATCGAAGTAAACCTTCTTAAACGCAGAGCCAGCAAGTCCAAGGCTGTATAGCAACCTTTCGTGTTCTGGGCGGTACTCGACCATATTTTCTGTTAATTCATAATTCATGTCAGCTTTGACACGTAGTGCGGCTTCTTCTTTTTCTTTAGTTTCTTGCCCGATAATTTTTGTTTTTACAGGGCCAGAGGCGGGGAAAGTTTCGCTCATTGTCTCTGCTTGGAACCGAATGGCAGCTTCGGCTAGTACAGTAGAATAAACGCCACACGCGCCTTCCCATGGCTCCGTGCGCTCTTCATATTTGAAGCCAAGCACATCTAGACCTTTGACAAACGTATCTGCCCAGTCTTTCCGGCTTTCGATATCTGCGTCAATTAACCCAAGAAGGTCTTCCGCCAAACCCGAAAGCTGCCCATCATCAAGCGCTTCAGCTAGGTTCCCGTCAAACGGTAGGAGGTCTGATTCGTCAGCATCAGGGATAATTGTGATCTCCATGCTGCCGTCATCAAGCATAACCATTTCAGGATTGACAATCTCAATCTCTAGTTCGGCTCCGGGCGTATCTCCTTCGAGCATTTCGTCCATGCCCTCTGGCGCTGCGTATAAACCTTTTTCTACTGCCATGTTCTTACCTCTTAATAAAACCCGCTACTACGGCGCTGCTTAAAATATCGTTGTTCTTCCGGCTCATCACTAGGTAGAGTGATAAACCCGCCTTGCCTGAACCGCATAAGCGCCATAACGGTGGAGTCCACCAAGTCATCATGGCTCATAAAAGGAAACCCAGCAATCTCTTCTACAACTTCTTCTGCCCAACGAGTCTGAGGAACCCATACCATACCTGATGCTACAATGTCTGCCACAGAATTTAGACGTGCTAGCTTGTCTCCTGACCCTCTATGTGGGGTATACTCCTGAACAGGCAAACCCATACGCCGCATTTCTTGGTATAGGGCTGTACCCGCGCTCTTCTTCTCAACAATAAATGCGTCTGGTTCCCAATCCGCATACTCTTCCATAGCAAGATTTTTAAGCTCTGGGAACTCTAAACGTTGTTTTATACTGTTTAGTAGTATTATGTGGTACGCGCTTTCCTGTTCATTCATAAACACACCCCACGTTGTAAGCGCCGTATAGTCAGCACGATTGTGGGTTTCCGCAGCTGCGTCCAAAGACATTATAACATATTCGCATACGGGTGGAGTTTCTAAAGTCCATTCCCGCCACCACTCTCTTTTAATCAGCGCGGCTTCTTCTGCCGTCGGCTGTTGTTGATACTGAGCGTTCCATTGAAACGCGGGCATAGACGCTTTCGTACGAAGCAAGGCTTCCAAGTCAAAAAACTCAGGCCATAGTGGTTTCTGTTCCGGTTTCTTGGTCTTTTTGTTTGTAACGTCGAGTATAGCAGGGAACTCTACAACCTCGTACTGATCGCTTCGCTCGTTCTGTCCCATATCCCTAACGACGCGCCCAGTAAGGTCGTCCATGTGCCATCGTGTCTGAATAATAGCTACTTTGCCCGCAGGCATTAGTCGTGTGCGCGCTCCAAAGGTGAACCACTCGTAGGCTTTATCAAAGACCTCAAAGTTTCCGTTAATGACATCTTGTTCGGAATGGGGATCGTCAACGAGCAAGAGGTGAGCACCGCGACCAGCAAGGGCAGAACCAATACCACACGCATAATATTCTCCTCCTACACTTGTGTTCCACCTACCTGCAGATTTTGAGTCCTGCGCTAGAGCTACAGTAGGAAAAATCTCTCTATATTGCTCAGTATTAATGAGGTTACGCACTTTTCTACCAAAATCTACTGCAAGATCGGTGGTATGTGACACCATCATAACTTTTTTGTCAGGATTACGCCCCAAAAACCACGCTGGGAACATAATAGACACCAATTGCGACTTGCCGTGGCGTGGTGGGATGTTAACACATATACGATCTTTCTCCCCCCGCTCAATAGCCATGAGCATATCTGCTAACATCCTATGGTGCTTACCAACTATGTAATC